AACAATACTCGCGGCAGATGGGACGAGTAATTCGCTCATCATTCAAACGGACGGCTCGGAGCGCCTACGAGTGCTTGCGACAGGTGGTCTCACGTTCAACGGAGACACCGCAGCGGCCAATGCCTTGGACGACTATGAAGAGGGTACCTACTCTGTAACTGATCAATCGGGAGCAGGTTTGTCGTTTACCGTTAATAGCAACAGATATGTAAAGATTGGCAAATTAGTTTGGATCGGCATAGAAATAATTTTTCCAACTACATCAGACACAAATATCGTTTACATATCACTGCCGTTTGCACAAAGCACAGCACAGAGAGCGTCACTGTCATGCGTTACAAATAGATCAGATGTAACTGTTCAAGGTTATGCAAGTACAGGGACAGCGCGAGTGGGAATCATAGAATCGGCTGCTTCTCCTGTAAGCGTCACAAATGCAAGTTTAAGCGGAAAATATGTAATCATTGGCGGTGTTTACGAAGCCGCATAAGGAGACTAACTAATGGCATTAACAGAACGCATAGAAGAAGACAAGATTGAAGTTGTAGGGCCGTATAAAACAATACAAGTCCGTACGGCTACCGTAGTCGAACGCGATGGCGTTGAACTGACTCGCGCATTTGAGCGCAAAGCACTCGCACCAGACGCAGACGTATCGGGCGAGAGCGCAGAGGTGCAAGCAATAGCAGGTGCAGTATGGACACAAGAAATCAAAGATGCGTATGCGGCTCATGTCGCATCACAGCAGACAGGAGAATAGACAATGCCCATGTACAGCCATGATTTGACCATCACTAATAGACTTAGAATCTCACCCTCAAAACAACTGGGTGACGGCAGCACGCAGACTGACGTTATCGAATCGGCAGTGTGTATCGCCACCTGCCAACAATTAGATGATGATGGCAACGTAGTTGCTACGGCTTCCACTGATCCGTGGGTGTCTATTGATCTGAGCGATGTAACCGCTGCTGACTTTGTTGCTCTGGACGCGCTAACAGGTCTACCGCAACACGCAGTGGATCAGTTCAGCGCGTGGCACGAACAGCAGAAGGCAGGTCTGGAGGCGCAGTTACAGGCGCGTGCAAGCGCACCCAAAGAGCAGACTGCTCCGTGGGCCAGTGCTGAGTAATGAGCGAGGTGATGCCGCAGGGGTCTGCTCCTACGCAGCATAAAAGCGGCAGTAACGGACGGACAAGTTGGGTGAGCAAACAGGCGATACGCCAGCTTATCGGCATATCGTTGACGGGGCTGGTTGTCTACGAGACGGTGGTGACTAACCAGATCGATGCAACAGTGCTGATCGGTATCTACGGGACAGTGTTGGGATTTTATTTTGGCGAGGGTCAATGACGGACGAAGAGAAGCGCAGTCTCGATTATTACAAAGCAGAGATACGCGCAGAGCTACAGCGGTTGGAAGCGCAATCGACCGCCAAAGATGTAGCTGGGAAAAGTATCGGCAAGCACGGGCTACCCTACATCACATCCATTGTGGTGATCGGCGTAGTAGCCAGCCTGTATCTGGAAGAGGCGAAAATAGCAGCTGTGATGGGGCTGTTGGGATCATCACTAACAGCGTTGATCTCTATGCTTAGTAACATATCTGGAGCAGCGCCCAAAGAAGAGAAACCGGAGTTCGCGGTCATCAACAAGCTGATTGAAAAGCTCGACCGTCTCGACAAAGCGGAGCCGCCTATGAGTGTTGACGTAGAGGGCGGTAATGTGACGGTCAAGCGCGGTGATGATGTGATTACGAGTAACGCAGATAATCCGAAAAGGAAAGGCCAGTAACATGCCAAACGTAGGCGGCAAGAAATACCCATATACAGCAGCTGGAATGAAGGCAGCAGCGAAGGCCCGGAAGAAGAAAGCCAAGGCCAAGCCCAAGGCTAAATCGCGCAGGGGGCGCTAATGCCAGCAAAGAAAGATCCCAGACTAGCACGGGCGGGTGTGTCTGGTTACAATAAGCCTAAGAGGACGCCCAACCATCCGACCAAATCACATGTCGTGGTAGCTAAATCGGGTGGGCAGGTCAAGACGATACGTTTCGGCCAGCAGGGCGTAAAGGGCGCTGGAAAAAACCCCAAAACAGCTAAAGAAAAGGCGCGTAGAAAGAGCTATTACGCTCGTCATAACGCGCAAGATTCAAGGCCGTCAAAATTGTCGGCAAGATACTGGTCACACAAAACTAAATGGTAATTGGCAATGGAACCGGGCAGTGATCCTGTAACGATGTTGTTGACGACAGGTGGTGGTGGATTGGGTGGTGGTGCGATCACGGCATATGTGCTGACGAAGTTAGCCGGAAAGAATGGCAACGGGGGGTCAGATGCCGCAGCAGAGATGCGAGCCGTAGCGCAGAAATTAGATCATACCAACGAGTTACTCAATGAACTCCTACGCGCACAGGCGCGGATGGAGGGCTTACTACAACACCATAACCAGCGAGGTTAGCAATGACAGTATTAGAGCGTAAAGAGCAGATCCAAGAAGAGCAGCAGAAGGCGTTTGAGGAGCTACAGGTAGCCCAGAATCGCGTAACCGAACTAACCGCACTCATACAGCGTCAGAACGGCGCTATAACGGCCCTACAGAGCGTGTTGGACGAGGAATCGAGTGAGAATGGCGCTGTAACTGCGGAGGCCGTAGAGGAGCTTGTAGAGGCATGAATATTGGGACGATTAAATCGCTGGTTAAGGGGGTTGCTAATAAAGCGGCCTCGCGGAAACTGGCCGTCACCGCTGCCGTGGGCGCTGCGGCTACAACCGGAGCAGTCGAGCTGACGTGGCCGATGGCCGCAGTGGCGATTGCCTACATTATCTCACAGGCCGTTGTGGATGTCGCAGACGGTCGCTGAGACACGTCGTATTGGTGACAAGACACTCTGCACAGAGTGGGACATTGGCGTTAATCACTGGGCTGGGTCGGTGCTATTTATGAGCGATCAGCATTTCGACTCAGCCGATTGTGACCGCAAGATGCTCAAGCGTCATCTCGACGAAGCACTGAAACGGGCCGCGCCTGTTTATATGCTGGGTGATTGGTGGGATGCAATGGGAGGACGCAATGACAGGCGTGGCTCAAAGTCCTCCCTGCGCCCCGAATACAAACGCTCAGACTACCTCAACGCCCTCGTAGAGGACACCGTTGAATTCCTCGCCCCCTATGCTCATCTCATTGCCGGATGGTGCAGGGGCAACCACGAAACATCAATCATATCACATGCAGAATTTGACCTGCTGGGCGCTACTGTGCAACAACTCAACGCGCAGACAGGCAGTGACATACAGATTATGCCGTATGCTGGGTGGATCATATTCCGGCCCTATCGCACCTGCAAGGGCAAGCGCGGTGACAACAGGCGTGTCATTGACAGTGTTTGCGTGGCCTATTCGCATGGCACAGGCGGTGGGGGGCCAGTGACCAAGGGCGTCATTGGCACTAACCGCAGGGCCACCTATCTGCCAGACGCTGATATTGTGATTTCTGGGCATATCCATGAATCGTGGATGGTCGAGCTACAGCGCGAACGCTGCACGGGCAACGGGCGCATCTACCAAGACACGCAATGGCATCTCCAGCTGCCCAGTTACAAGGACGAATACAAAGGCGATTCGTGGTGGGTGCAGACGGGCAAGAGTCCCAGGCCCAAGGGCGGCTGGTGGGTCGATCTATCCGTGCAGCGCGGTAAGCAGCATGGTAAAGAGGTCATTGTGCAGCCGAGAAGAGCCGCATAGAAAAACGCGCCGAGAGTCTATTAGAGTTGCAGCTCTAATTTCCCGACGCGTTTCAAACCCAAAAATATTGTCACGGCAGACAAGCGAGATGACCACCAAATCGCTTTTTTATTTTTGGTTACAAGGATAAAGATATGCCCACTTCAATCTAAAAGCAAGCCTTATATATGCCTTGTTTTTCCCACAAGGGCCGTTAATTATTTATAATACTGGGTAAAATCTGTATTATCAAAACAGCTACTGCAATAATCACTATCCAAGGGCTATTCGCAATCTTTTCAATCATCCTGTTTCTCCTGTAGCACCTCTACTTTTTGTATCCCATTATCAATGGCTTGCATGGCGGCTAAGATGTGACGGCATCGTCTTCGGTATGAATACCCTATGCATTGGCATTGCCAATTGCTTTCACCGTCACCGTCTAAGCCACCAACAACTGTGTATACTTTAGTTCTGTCACTGCTTGCAATCTGAAATTTTAACGTCATCATAGCACTTCCCAAAAAAGAAGTTGGCCCAACGCCTCTCCCCCGAAGCGCGTTGGGACTATCCCTTTGCGCTCCTGTCTGACGTTAGGCCAACTTTATTCTCGTTTAATATGTTATAAATCGCCGCTTATATCAACTGCTCTTGACGTTGTAAAATCAGCTTGGCTACCTCTTCCATCTCTGGAGTGTGCCAGCCCGACCATTCGCTTTGCTTGTGATCGTAGCTCATTCCTACGCGATACAGCGCCTTGAATGCGCTTTCTGGCAGCTCTAATGGCGGCGGCCCCTGTATCGTGTAGCGATGTGTCGGTTGTGGTTTGTATAGGCTCCTGTCTGCTGCCTCCTTGGCCCTCGTCTTCATGTAATCCAGCTCCTCGACTATCACATAATACAGCACCTTCACCTCTGGCTGGGCCAAAGTCGAGCCATTCTCCATCAAATTCTTCAGCAATTCGATTGCCCACAGAATGGTTTGATTTGAAACTGTATTGTCTGGGGGTGCGTCCTCCCTCGTTGACCACAGCGATACAAAGATTTCTTCTATTGTCACCTGGTCCAAGGGCTTCGATTCGCTTTTGAGTATTTCTGTGCCGAGTTCTAGCATTGGTTGCCATCTCCGTCAACAAAGGGCCAGTGATATGTATCCCTTCTGCCCAGGTAAACAAGGGTAGCTTTTTGCCTCGACCACCTATTAATTCTGGGTTATTCGCAGCCCATGAATACCCGTATCTAATATCTCTCTCTGCATTACCCTTCTCGAACTCCGTCATAGTTTTAGGCAACGCATCTCTAAACTGGCTCATTGTGCTACAGAGTGGCATCGTTTTGCCGTTTTTTTGCATCGTCAATTCGGGAAATTATAGCTGCAACCCTGTCTACATCTACCCCATATATATTATGATAATCAAGTTTCATATTTTCATTGCTGACACTTTCAATGCGATCAAACAATTCTGCTTCGCAAAAATCTTCAACGTGACCAACTGCAATTATAATTTTTTCACCGCTCTTGGTGTAACATATAATTCTACATTTATCGTTGTCATCAAGTGGATATGTCTTAAATTCAAAATGGGACACATTACGCATGGGTATTATGCCCGTAGTTCCGATTCCATCCTGTATATCCCTCTTATATTTCAAGCACTTTTCTTTTTTTTGTTCATCGCTCATCAGGTTGCTCCCTTAATATGACCTCTATGCGAGGATCGTCTTTGTCAATGTGAAAGGCGTCGGTAAATCCGCGCACCCATTGTTGATTATCGTCCGGTAATACGCCAATCAAAACCAACCCATCTAAAATGTATTTCACGGCGATGCGAATATTGTCTGGGTCACCCCGTTTAGTTTTTCTATAAAACGTAGTCTCGACCCATACAGGGTTTTTGACTTTTTGCATCCGCTGAACAACCGCTTCCGTAGCTACGGTTTCTGTCCATTTTTTCTTCACTTTACTATACTGCGCCCAATGCCGTTTAGAGGCGTCGATCACTTGATTGAGATTAGGTAACTCACCTCTAATTATTAGCGGCTTGTTCATTACTATTTTCTTTAATGACAGCTTGTAAAAAGTCAATGACGTTTTGAAGTTCCTCTAATACCCCTGGAATTACATCATCGTATGCACTTGGTGGCACTCTTGGGTCATTTTCTTCACATGCATATTTAACTACAACCCGCGGTTCTGGGCTTTTCATTAGCGCATCGTGATTATGGTCATACCGCCGTTCGTTATATGTGTTTACAACACCTGCGGCAACCTCAATCGGCCAATACTTCCAATATTCTGTCACGCTGTTGTGATCTGATTTATAGTGTTTTCCGATATATTTATCTTTCATTTTATATGCTATTTCACCTCTTTTTTTTTTAACGGATCATGCTCTTCCCAATCCGCAATCAGCATACCTCGTTCATGTGGCGCATTAAATGATAGTTTACGCGCCTTAATCTCTTCTAAAATATCAAAGTATTTAGGGTAGTTTTTTTCGATGTATTGCCTAAGACTTTTGTGGAATTTCCCTTCAACTTGCTTATCCACCCACTTATCCACGGCAATGCGCCAGTGATAGTAGGCCGAGTTTATCAAATGTTCATCGGTCATCTTGCTTACATCTAATTCTTTATTCATGTAAGCTTCTCGACTATGTCCATTGGTTCACTGTCGTATTTTGCCAGATCCATTTTGATGCTTCCGCTGCGGTATAGCTCTAACGTCAACCCTAAGATGGTGGATGTGCGATCAGCTTGGTTTTGCTCCTCACCGGATTCTTTCCAGACGTGACAAGCTCCAATCCAACAGCGGGTCATATGCCGAACTTGGGCAACAAACAGATCCTCGTATTCTGAAGAGGCTATTACGTTTTCGTTCCATCGCTTTCTGATTGTGACTAAATATTCAACACTTTTGTCATCCTCAACTTTTGCCTCAATTACAATCAAATCGTTTTGCCGCACCTCAAGTTTCGCAATCTTTTTCTCGATGTCTGCATGACGATCTTGCAATTCAAAAATCGTTGCGCCAGTATCGTCTACCGCTTTTAACAGGCTGTTGCCAATCTCAGATTTCCCGTCATACAGCACCTCAACGGGCGTGTTTGGCTTTAATCCAAATTTTTTAATAGACATTGGTTGCTCCCTTCAGTTGGTGTTGACCCAGAGCATAGCCCTCGCCATGCCCCAGGTCGGTCAAGTTTTCCTGTTTAATCAACTCATCTCCAGTAGCCATGCCCCTAAACTCATACTTGGGAAATGTGCCAATCATCAATGCGTAAAGATCTTTCTTTTCCTTCCACCGCACAGCTAAGAGCCGTCCGGTTTTATATTTAGTGGTTTTCACATCGACTGTTTTGCCCATCCAAATTGCATCCCCTGTTCGATCTGCTGACGGATCAGCTACGATAGACATATCCGGATAGACATTAAACAGTTTACAGAACGCTAACTCCGCACCGTAGCCCTCAAGATCTATATCAAATCGATCCTGTGAGCCAACTTGAGCGTTAGTGATACCCCGTTTTATGGCGTTGTCCATGCGACTACGCGCCATAAAACGGGCTAATCGTTGCTCTGCGTTATTGAGTTCGACCTGTGCGCCAATCAAAAGGGCAGGTCGTCGTCATCGTCTGTTGAGGGATTTACGGGTTTTTCTTGCTGATCGGGCTGACCAGCTGGCTTGATCTCAAAGTTGGCAACCGGTAGGGTTTCACCATCTTTCTCCCACGTTCCCATCTCGCGCTTAATCAAAAACGTAGAATTCGCAACGATCCCTGCCTGGAGCAGGGCGTTGTGCAATTTTCGGTTCGCAAATATTGTGACGTTCTCGTCAGCATACCTCGCGGCATACTTCATCGAATTGTATTGGGTGGGACGCGAGTCTCCGAATGGAAAGTGAATTTCATGCCACTCCCCATCTGGGAGAAAGATTTTCTGTTTGCCGTTTGGCGCAGCCTTGGTCGGCTCAGAGTGATTCTGCGACCACTGTAGGATGGGGTCGTACATAGTATCCATAGTTGCTCTCCTTGTAGGTGTGATGAATGGATGACACAATTTACGAGCATCCCGTTTGCATTGTCAAGCAAAAAAAAGCGCCAGACATGGCCCGTAGGGGTAACCACATCTGGCGCTCCATCACCATTCATAGGGAGCAATCCCATGATGGCTCAAGGGTAATCGATTTAGTTTATATTGTCAAGCTCAAGTGCTTCTCTAATCTCTCGCAGAAACGCTTCGCTATCCATCGTTTGACCCGTCATAAAGCTATTTAGCATCGCCATCCGGTCATAATACTGTGATAGTACACGGCAAAATGATATTAAAATCTGTGCGCTTTTTTGTTTGCCCCCCTCAATGCGCGAGATGGTTGAAACATCGTATTGCACAATCTCTGCAAACTGCGGTTGAGTCAATCCCAATTTTAGACGGGTGTGTTTAACGAGATTCATAGGTGTTCTCCAGGTAGTCTACGAGTATGTAAGTAATCTGCTCCATAGCATGTAAAGGACTCTCGTCCTCAAGATCGAACTCAAGCCGAACCTTGCCCTCTTCGATCAATTGAATGGTGTTTCTGGTTGGTGATATCATCAAATCGTTTGCCACTGACTTGCTCCCCGTATCAATCAAATCTCTAATCATTCTGGTTGCCCCCAATCAAAATGTAGTCGGACGCATTATCGTTTAGTGCGTCTCTGTCTGTGTAATATCGCATGGTCGTATTGACCGTTGCGTGTCTAAGATGACTCTGGACTTTCTGTATAGTTGCTCCCCCTTCCAGCGCGAGTGTAGCGCATGTATGCCTCAATGAGTGCGCGGTGATTTTAATGCCGACTTTCTTGCCATACCACTGAATGATGCTTGATACAGCCTCTGGGCGAATCCTGCCGCCCCAATTGTTTGCCCGCGACATCCCGACGAAGACGTAATCAAAGCCAAGACTCCGCACTGGCCCGTCGGAACTGCGCTCAAACGGATGCTCTGCCATTGACTCTCTGTAATAGTTGAGCAATGTATCAAGACTCTCGCATACCCTGTGCGATAGTTTGACTCTCTGCTCATGTCCCGATTTTGTGTCGCGCAAAACAGCTACCGTATGCTCTCCCTCGCGCTGTATGTCTGACCACTTAAGATTAGCCGCCTCAGAGCGTCTCATGCCCGTATAGACTAACAGGATAATCAGCGCACTGTCTCTAGCGGCCTTAACTCTCGTCCGGAGGTCGCAGTGAGGACGTTCGATTGCCTCGTAAGCGATCTCAATCATCTCCTCTATCTTGTCTGTGTCTACCGCTTTCCCCATGCTCGTCTGAGGCGTTTTATATCCTCTGACAAGCTCTGGGGACGCAGGGTTGCGATCAATCAATCCTATCGCAACGCACCGTTTGAAAAAGGATCGTAGGCTCGTCAGCTTACGGTTGATCGTTGACGGCTTGATGCCAACTGAGGCTAGTTGGTTTCTATACTGCTCAACATCCTCAAATCCCGTTCCCTTTACATGCGCCTCCGTAATCCAATCGATCCCAAAAAACTCAATCAGATCTGTCCGGTAAGCGGTGCGCGTGGCATCGCGCATCTGAGCAGATATGAACGGCTCTAATAAGTCTGATCCCCGTTGGGGAAGTGCTACAATGCTAGTCATTTGTTTCTCCTCTCCATCCCCGGGACACCCATTTACCGTCCTCGTCTTGGATTGGCTTGTCGAACGATGTGTGATACGGACACCAAGGCCATTCAGCCAGATAATCATCAATCTTAGCCTTTAGCTCTTCCAACGTGTTTTCTCTAAACGTGACAAATTTCATTCTTGCTCTCCTAAAATTTTATCGACAATCAAAATGCGCTCACCAATCCAACGCATCACCGGGACAGCCATGCTATTTCCAATCGCTTTATATCTGGGAGTGTCTGGGCAATCTTCAGCCGACTTGTTGCGCCAAGGGATGCGCGTGTGATCGTCAGGCATCCCCTGCAATCGTTCGCACTCGCGTGGAGTCAATCGGCGCACTTGCATCCCTGTAGCAATCGCATGGGAGTGCGCTTTGCTCAACGTCGGAACGGGATCTCCATCCGCGCCGATGCCAAACGTCTGCCGATTCTGATCAGCTCCTTGATCGCGCAACGCCGCCATCGTATTGATGGGATACACGGCGTGGCCGTAGTCTTTAGCTCCAACGGGCAAAGATTGATCTTCCGACGTTATCGGATCTTCTCTCGTATTTATGCAACCAAAGACGGGAACGGCACTCGCCGTATCCTCTCGCATAGAATCCGTTGGAACGCCCTTATAATCTCTAGCATACAATGTGCCAGATAGCCTATGGACAGGGATGAGATGCCCTGCATGGATGTCATCATTCGCTACCCCCCCGTTGCGCCCTTTACGGGCTGTTACAGGGCCGACAATCGGCACAATCGCATCGGATTCTACTCGCTCGTTTCCTGTGCGCGAGTATGGAGGGCCACCTGTAACAGTGGGGGCAGTTTTTTGCCCCTTTTTTCTGCTCGTCTTAGCACTCCCCTGCAAGCTGTTGGACTCAAACAATACCGCTGTAGCTCCTCGCTCATCGGCTCCAAGATGTCCGACAACGAACACTCGTCTGCGTCTCTGTGGGACTCCCCAATTTTGAGCGTCCAAGATTCTCCACGCGAGATTATACCCGCATTCAGCCAACGCCCCGACGATGCTTCCAAAGTCCCGTCCCCCATTTGTGCTAAGACAACCTGGGACATTTTCCCAAACGACCCATCGGGGCTGTTTCTCTTTTGCAATTCTACAAAACTCAAGTGCGAGGTTGCCACGCTCGTCATCCAATCCACCTCTGAACCCTGCAACGGAAAATGATTGGCAGGGGGTTCCCCCGACAAGAACGTCAATTGCTCCAGCTCTGCTGATGAATCGCTCATCGGTCATGTCTCCTAAATTCGGCACATTCGGCCAGTGATGATTTAGTACTGCACAAGGAAACTTCTCTATTTCAGAAAACCACTGAGGTGTAAACCCCAGTGGCTCCCATGCTAAACTCGCGGCCTCTACGCCGCTACATACGCTACCGTATCTCAACGTCATATTTATGCCCCCTCTGCGCGTAAACGCTTTACAGCCCATCTCAACCGATTCTCATCCACTCCACCCACACACGCCAAGTGCGTAGCCGTCCGACAATGCACCATGTACGAGTACGGATGAGCGCGTGAGGGGGAACGAATTCCACTACAGCACTCACCCGTTGTCTCCGGATACCAACGCCCCCCGTTATCAAAACTGCCGTCGGGATGGACTACGCGATCCTGTAGCGCGATATACTCCTCTGCAATCGCTCTCAGTTTTTTGTTCATGCGATATTTAGCCATTGTCGCTCTCCTCTGCTTCGTTGGCTTCTCGCTCTGCCTTTAGCTCTGCTATGCGGCGATCAATGTTACGTACAGCATCGCGCTTATGCTTTTTGAGTGCATCAATCAAACGATCCACTTGAAACACTGTGAGCGAACACGCGAAGGTATCATTGGGATCTGGCTCGTAATCGCCCTCAAACTCCTCGCGTCCATAATCGTCATGGATGCGGTCAAACGTCACATGTACATCGCCCAAAATTGTATACAGATTAGTCACGTACGATCCCTCTACGAAATCGCCCGTGACCATGGTCGTTGGATATTTTTTAGCCATTAGATTGCTCCCTCTGAATGTTTAGCCGTGTTGCCTTGGCTATTTGGATGTGACGGGTTAATGAATCTCTAAGCGTCTCAGCGTCCTCAATGGACATATCTAAAAACAAATCTGGCTCATCAGAGAAATTCGGATCTCCGCACTCTCTGAAGTCTACCCAAACAGAGCCACATGAAGTGTTGACTCTGACTAAGTGATAATTGCACTCACCCTGCATCTCTAACAGATCTGCCATAATTATTCCCCCTCCCCCTCGTCCACTTCTTGTAATCCGAATGCACCTGGGCCGTTGCCCTCCGGATCTCTCTCTGCCCAGATGACAAATGTTTTGTCATTCCCCGGAAGAGTCTTCCGAACGACCAGACCAACATACTGCTCGTTCATCTCACCCGGGCAATCAGCCAAGCCAACGATTTTCGCGCCAACGACGGGGCGCAGCAGATCTTCGTGATACGACATGAGGTTGCTCCCTCTATATGTGCCGCTGAATTGCGACTGAGACTAACCTACGAAATCGTTGATTTATTGTCAAGTGCAATCAAATACATTCTTAGCAATCAATTTGATTTGCAATCAAATCTACGTGAGACAGCGCAATCAAAATGAGTCTGATCGATCCCTGGCCAGCTGGCGCAATCGCAATCAAAAACGTGTCATTCTCAAAAAATTCCAGGGGGGCAATCAGATTGAAAATTGACGAGCAATCAAAATGACAATCAAAATGACAATCAAAATGATATTGATATACTCGTCGGAGCCGCCGGTGCGGCCAGGGCTGGTCGATTTTTTTGGGGGGGCGATATAGGCGCAACGTCAAGCGGTAGAACGACATAAGTAATAATATACTTGACAATATATCATGCATTACTATCTTAGAATATCATTCATCATTCATTCTAACGGGAGCTTTTAATATGACACGCCAACGCGATATCACACCTACCGCACTGCGCGATAAGAGAGGGAGATTTACGGGTCAGTATGAGTTCAATATTTACACATTTAACAAGCAATTCACCAATGGCGTTATATGTGGAGCATTCATTTCTGGCGTATCAATTTTGATCGCTATTTACATAGGGAGCTAAGATTATGAAAAATCTATTCACACGTGCTGACAGTAACACCAAGACAGCCAAAGACAAAAGATTCGAATCTGTGATATTGCACCTTGCACCGTACAAAGTGAGCGGTAAAAATACGTGTGCATTTGCAAACCAAGACAATACACGCTATGCGCTAGATACGCTAGCGAACGGTGGCAATATTGCTGTGGTTTTCAATGTCAAAAAGGCGGTAGATTTACCGCTTGAGATGTGGTCTAAAAAAGTAATAAATGGAGATGAAAGCGATTTACGTTTTTTAGATCCGGAAAATATTGTGGTTGGTCTAGCTAGCAAGGGAGATGCATTGAAAATATCAAACGGTTTCTGTTGGCAATATTGCCTTAATACTTCCGGAAGATCTAAGTTTGCGAATGTGCAAAATTCACGCATTGAAAAGACCAAACTATTCTATGAAAATAGAGATGCATTTATTTACAAGCTGTCAAGAGAGATAGAGAATTTACAGAAACGTGGAGAGAAAAACAGGAAGCCTTGTGCTGTTAGGCTGAATGGTACAAGCGATATTAAGTGGGAAAAGGTAGCGCCTAGCCTGTTTAGTGATTTTCCAGACATTGCTTTTTATGACTATACAAAAGTACCCAACAGAGAAACTCCGGATAATTATCACTTGACATATAGCATGCAATTTATACGCAAGTATAACGGAATGAGAGCGTAAAAAATGGACGAATTAATAGAGGTTTTAATACTAGCATTTCTAGTACTAGCAAGTATAAAGAAAGGAAAATAAAATGAGCATTATTTGTTTATACGATAACTCCGGAATCATGGCTAAACCTTGGGTACAAGGTGGCATTAACGCTAGCTGTTACGATATAAAAAACGAATACAGCCAAGAGCGGTATGCGAACGGTGCGCATCTCAATATGGTTAACTTTAATATCAATACAGAAACATTGAAAAGGTGTGCTAGGGCAATAAATAGGCTAGGTGGTGGAGAGGTTCACTTGCCGATTGACGTGTGGTGGGTACCTACTCCGGTCAAGCTCGTCTTTGCTTTTGTGCCTTGCACAGATCTTGCCGTATCCGGTGCAAGGTGGTTTAGTGCTAAACAGGAGAGAGATCCGGAGTTTCAACACAAAGCGGTACAACGCGCATTAGATGCGGTACAGTTTGCAAAAGACTTGGGAGCGGAGTATTGTATTGAAAATCCCGTTTCTATGTTGTCTACACTATGGCGTAAACCGGATTATACTTTCCATCCGTACGAGTACGGCGGTTATTTATCGGAGAGTGAAGCGGAGCATCCCTTATATCCCGACCACATAGCACCAAGAGACGCCTACTCTAAAAAAACGTGTCTTTGGACTAGTGAAGGTTTCAAGATGCCAGAAAGGAAACCGGTAGCGTGCGAGTCGTTCGGGAATAGTAGACAGCATAGCAAGCTAGGCGGTAGAAGTGAGAAAACGAAAACAATACGCTCCCTTACTCCGCGCGGTTTCGCGAAAGCGGTATACTTAGCCAACAGGTAAGTTTACCAGTTCAAACTTTTGTCCAGTCTAAACGCTCTCTCCGGTCTATGGATCGGGAGAGCGTTTTTTTTTGCATCTTACACACGTTGACACGTGAACACCTAGCAAACTGCAGCGGTAGTTCGACGTGGTCGACGTCGAAGCGGAGAGCAGAGATAGTGGAGAGAGACTGGAGAGAGAGACGGAGAGTAGGGAGAGACGGAGAGAAACGGGAGAGAGTAGAGAGTGTAGGATCGGAGATGCAAAACAATAAACACACGCAATCTATCACAATCGATTAGTGCGCGATCATTTATAAAGGCGCACACGTTGACGTGCTGGTGTGCATTGTTACGCGGAGTTTACCACGTTTATTGGTGTGTGTTATCGCATATAATTGTCAATATAGGCGGTAAAATATCGCGTTAAAATCGCGCAAAAAAATCCAGATTTGCCACCTCGGTGCGCGTCGGCCAGGCGAAACGACCAGGGGCCAGTTAAAACGGAAACGAACCCGTATATCCTCACCCATACACGTTCGCCCCCATAATTTTTCTAGATTTCGCACTCCCCCATCTCGGAGTTCGCGTTGTGCGTATATGTGCTAGTATGTGCGTATATGAGCTAGTGATACGTTGGAGAGCGTTTGCTTCTTGGCAGAGCTTGACCATAGCCTTAAGGTTTTACCCTGCCACTCTATGCTGTTGGGATTTTCTGGCTGATACGTCCGAGCCGCGCCCGCAACTGGCATCCATCGTTATGCACAACGATTGTGGAGTGAGTGACGCTTTTACCCCGTGCATGGGGCCGTAACAGGGATCGCCGCTTTCGCTTTAACCTTGGCCGTATGTACGATTGCCTTACCTCAGTGGGCCACTTCTACATAACACCCTGGTCGCGCTTTGTGTCCCGATGTTATGCATTGCGCCTCAATGATACGGTAAATGCTTTTGTAAAGCAACTATGCATAGATATTTTTTATAGCTTGACATGGGTCTATAAGTTTATTTTATTACGGCTATGGTAGTGGACTATACCCAACAAGAATGGCCCCAAGAGCGCTGGCCCAATTTTAGCCCAGATGAGCTTCGATGCAAGGAGACGGGCGAGTTGGTGCTATGCGAGGACATGATGGATGCGCTACAGCAACTACGCTGGTCGCTGGGTTCGCCCCTTGTAATTACATCCGGCTATCGCAGTCCTAAGCACAGCATTGAAGCGGCTAAGATTGCTAAAGGTGGCCCCGGTGGAGCGCACACTACGGGCAAAGCGGTCGATATCGCCTGTGACAGGGCGTTTGCCTACCAAGTGCTGTCATCGGCTTTGCGGGCTGGTTTTACAGGCATTGGCATTCAGCAAAAGGGCGATGGGCGTTTTCTCCACTTGGACTACATCCGACCTGGTGACGGGTTTCATGTGCCACGTCCGTCCATCTGGAGCTATTGATGGCGTATGATGCACAAAAAAGGTCAGCATACTACGCTAAAAACGCAGACAGAATAAAAAGCTATCAACGAGCGTGGAGACGGAAACGTCGTCTAACGCACCCAGAAGAAGCGGTTAGGAACAACCAGAGGGTTAAGCGCTACCAACAAACAAAGCATGGTCGCGCAGCGTTAAAAGCAGGGTGGATGAATACTACCGCGAAAAAGCGCGGCCAAGCAGGTAAAGTAACAGCGGCAGACCTTTTGGGCTTAGAGCGTATTTGTCGTATGTGCGGCGAACAAGACGAACTGCAAGTAGACCACATTACGCCAGCAATGAACGGCGGTTTGAATGTGGGAAGCAATTTGCAAATGCTGTGTGTTGATTGCCATAAAACAAAAACCGCAAAAGAGCGCTCAATACGAGTTGACGTATCTACTGCTCTACAAGAGCAATTAAGGCTGTTGTAATGGCAAAGAAGGCGTTTTGGGACAAAAAGAACCCACGCAAGAAGTCGAAGACGTTAACGACCAAGCAAAAGGCTGCTGCCAAAGCACGCGCAAAAAAGGCTGGCCGTCCGTATCCGAATCTGGTAGACAATGCCGCTGTAGCGCGAAAAGCAAAAAAGAAAAAGAAGTAAATGGCCCTATCTGAGCTACAAGAGCAAGCAGTGCAGTTGGTAGTGCTGGATCGCTGGAATCCCAAGATGGCAAACGACAAGATTGCCAAGACCTTGGGTGTAGATAAGTCTACGGTGTTCCGCTGGCGCAAAGACCCAGAGTTCGATAAAGCACTACAAACTGAGCTTGAACGCGACAGGGCAGACTTTGACGAAGTGCCACTAGCATGGCGCAAGAATCGCGTATTAGCACTGGAAGAGCTGTATCAAAAGATTGACGATGCCCGTGTATCGCTAAAGCTGAAAGTGCTGAAGGAGATACGCGAAGAGGTCGGTGATCACCGGATACAGGTAGATCACACAATCGAGGTAAAAGGGGCCAATCTTCCTCCACGCGCTGAGTCGTATGAGGAATGGCTCAAACAGAATGAGCAGATGGTAGAAGCGCAATACAGCGTAGACGAGGCTGCTGGATGAAAGTAAGACGCTTGCCCGATGCAGGGCCAACGCATCACAGGCAGTACATCCAAAGCAGAGGTAATTACCTGTGGAACAACCACCCTGGTATGCCAGACCGAACGGATTCGCGGCATCCCACCATTGTCTCGTCATGGGCTACATTGCACCGCGAAACGAATCGCAAAAGCTTCCACTTGGGTCGAGGCAAGTATAAGAAGCAATGACGTGGAAACCGCAACCGGGGCCGCAAGAAAAGGCCATACGCGCTTCGTTTGTCAACGAGCTGTTCTTTGGCGGCGCTCGCGGTGGTGGTAAGTCTGAGTTTTTACTGGGTGACTTCTTAGCGGACGTAGACACTTACGGTGAACACTGGAAGGGTGTGCTTGTCAGGCGTACCTACCCAGAGTTGGACGAAATTATTGATCGCTCTCGCCAAATTTTTCGAGATGCGTATCCAGATGCCGAATACAAGGTCGGCACACACCAGTGGAATTTTAAAAACGGCGCTACGCTAAAGCTGCGTCACTTGGAAAACGAGGCCGATGCCGACCATTTCCAAGGCCAGCAGTATACATGGATCGGCTGGGACGAGCTAACGTCTTGGACGGACATGAAAGCGTATCACAAGCTGAAAGCCTGTTTGCGAACGGGCGCAGCGGAAGTGCCGACTAAGCGTATACGGGCCTCTGGCAACCCCGGTGGGCCAAATCACAACAATGTCAAGAGCTACTTCATTGACAGTTGCGATGAGTCTACAGTGATACAAGGTGACGATGGCATGACACGGATGTATATCCGCAGCCTCGTTACCGACAACAAGATTTTACTCCAGCGCGACCCAGGCTACATCAAGCGGCTTGAAGGCGTTGGCGATGAGCAACTGGTCAAAGCGTGGTTGGAAGGCGATTGGGACTCCTTCGTCGGCCAATATTTTACCAACTGGAACGAGCCGCGCATACTCGTCAACAGTTTTGAAATACCCACGCATTGGCCGCTTTTTGGCGCGATGGACTACGGTGAGGCTGCTCCAACGAGTTTTGGCCTCTACACGGTTGATTATGACGGCAACGTGTATCGCATCAGCGAGTATTACCGGGCCAACGCCACTGCGTCGCAGCACGCAGCCAACATCGTGGAGATGATCGAAAGTTGTCCGTTTACGGGCGGTCGTTATCCACAGGCAACGTACTGTGACCCGTCGATGTTTGTCAGACGGCGCTTGAGTGAGGTGATCAACCACTCACCGGCAGATGTGTTTGCTGAACACGGCATCTTTTTGACGCGAGCCAACAATGACCGTGTAACGGGATGGCGTGTAGTCAACGACGCGCTGATAAAAGAGCAGTTGTATGTGTTTAACGGCTGGAACGATGCGCTTTGTCGCACCATGCCAGCCCTGCCACGCAGTAGCAAGAATCCAGAGGATCTGGACACTACGGCAGAAGACCATGCAGCAGACGAGTTACGCTACGCGATGATGCACGTTTATCG